AAGCTTCAATGATGAAAAGCGCCCCGTTCCCGATTGGATAGATAGTTGGATGCAAAACTACGAGAAAGCTAGGGCGCTAGACGAGCTTTTGGCACTCATAGAAAAATTTAGGCATTAAATACCGTTTAAAAGGTCCTTAACGCCTAAATAATTCGTAATAAAATCCCACCGCTATTCTTCTATATGATTCACAATTCTCACTGCGAATTCTTGCTCTTTGACGGCGGCAAGCAGTGCGCTTAAAGCCGCACGGGAGTCTTTCACTCCGTGCGCGCCCAAAGATGAACCCAGTAGCACGCAGCCCTCGGTATTACGCCCGGTATTGCCCGAATGGATCAATATGCAGCGAGTTTTTGGTACCAGCTCATTCCATAAAAGCGGCAGACGAACTCTAAATTTCGGGCTATCGTGCCAAGTTATTTGATACTGTCCTTGCGGTATGCGTCTATCCATGCCGCTTTGTGTGGTATCAGGACCCGCAGGCTCGCAGGTATATCCTTTTAGCACCTCTTTTTCGCCGTCACGCAATACGAAGCGCCCTAGCGTCATATCATCAATCTCCTTGAACCTGGTAATTTCCAAGACCATAAATCCTCCTTAAATTTACTTCTCGGGCGAGCTAAGCTCGCCTACGAGCAAAAAATTCAAAAGCTAAATTTATTTATAAATTTGACTTTTTTTATTGCCTCGCCAGTTTTGCGCACTAGCACCTTATATCCGCTACCTTGCTTCGGCGTGTCGCTTTTTATCTGCGCGCGTATCATATTTTTTATCGTCTGTTTCAATCCCATTAAAAATCCCACCTTTTTGCCGTTATGTTTACGAATGCGCCGCTAGCCGTGACGCGAGTCTCTACCGCCGTGACGATAAATCTATCCTCTCCAGGTGCTGCAGGCACGCTATAACGGGGCATATCTATCTTTATGATATCGCCTGTGCGCACGCTTTGAAGCGGAGCACGCAGGCTAACCTCGCTTACGCGCGCGCCGTGGTCCAAAAAATACCTGCGGGCATAAGCCTCTATGACGCGCTCGTCCTGATCCAAATCGAGCTTTATTTGACCGTGCAGCTCGTCACTTCGATCAAATATAAACTTCACTGCTCCCCTGGCACTTTTTTTCTCACTCCCTTTGATCTGCGTCATTTCTCCTCCTCCCAAGAATACCAATACCACTTTTTTAATGCTTCTAAATCGCCTCCTTGCCAATGTTCGCCGGTCATATTATAAACATATGCCAGGTGGTTAAATTCGTTTAAAAAGATGTCCGCATAGAGCTTTTCGCGGATCTTTTTATACTGACCGGGGGCTTGCAACCTAGCAAAGTGCCAATACTCGGGCGGCTTTATAGCCTTCCTTTTAGGGGTTCTGCTTTGCGAAAAAATCCCTATACCCCACCATCTTTCGTAATAATTTATGGTTCTATCATCCGCCCATAATACTATCTCGGTCAGTTCGTCTTTTAGAGTGATCTCCTCCTTATAAGTATATTCACGGAGCCGACGACTATCTGGGTAATATTCCGTGTCTAATCCAATATAATATACCTCCATTTTTAGCTTACTTCCCTCTTTGATAAATAGGCTAAGCGCGGTCGTATACCCGGGCAGTGCAGGATATTTGAATATATCCTCCCCCTTCCAAATCGAGTGCAGAGAAACCGCGGCTAGAAATTTCTTTTTTAACGCGCGCTTGGCTTTTTCAAAGCCGAAGGCGTTTTTAATATATTTCTCGCTTTTGCCTTGTGGGTTTTGGCAGAAAAATAATCTATATTCGTTCAGCATGTTTTTTACGGTTTTGAAATAATCGCTTTTTTCTCTTTTGTTTGCAACATCCAAAAAGGGCGTAGTTTTTGTTTTGCTTCCATCGCTATTAGGAACTGCAAAATCTAACTCTCTGCTTAGAGCGAAGCGAAACATCTCCTTTACGCGGATCTTTTTGCCGTCGTCGCAGAATATCAAAAGCTCATCGTCTCTTATGTCATAGGTATCGTGATATTGTCGCTTTCGGTCTGGATACGCCTGAATCGATACAAAATCTATAATTGAATCATTATTATAAAACGGTATAGGTGATTTTTGATCGTCGAGATAGAAGCGATAATCGCCAAGGGTATAAGTATCATAGCTCTGTCCCACAGGTTTTCTATTATGCCCGGGCTTTTTGCCGCCTAGAGGCACGAGATATGCACCTTGCAGTGCCTTATAGTATTTCCTGCTAACCGCGCCATTAATAAGTTCAAGCTTGATCCACTCTTTGGTTTGTCCCCTATATCCGCCATTGCTTTCGTCTGCTATAAACTCCATCTTAGCCCCACATTAGCAAAATTCCCATTTGTGCGTAAATCCCGCCGCTATCATCCGTAAGCTCCATATTTATGGGCGTAGGTCTGGAGCAATCTCCTATATCTTTCAGATGGTATATGCTACTTTTTTCATCGGGTTTTTCGCTGGACCAGCTAGGATTGCCCGCACTATCTACCGCCTCAAGGCGATATGCCTTACCTCTATCATTCCCAAAAAATAGCGGGGTTTTGAAGCTATGAAGCGTTTTTGTGGGATCGGTAGTATCCGGGGCGCTTGAATACTTTATTAGCTTCAATATCGCTTCGATATCTTGCCCGCCCAGCTTCCCGTCCTCGGGTATATAAAGCTTGCCCTGCCATGCGTCTTCGTCGAAGCTCAGTATGGTCGAAAATCTATCTGCTACTATGGCACAATAAACCCTAGCGACGGGGTTTGTTGCCTTAGCCCATACCGTAAAGCGACCCCTAGGGCTTGAAGTACCGTTGCTGCGTTTGCGACTAAAAATACTAGAGCTTAGGCTAAAGTCTGAATTCATATCTCCTGAATCCATTTTTAGCGCCTTTTCGCAGGCGGCATCTTTGTATAATACTACGTCAGCCATCTTTAATCCTTTTCCTTAATCTCGTTGAAATCACAGCTAAATTCGTTTGCGAAATAGCCGATATTCATTGTTTTCTCTAACTTTCCGTCTAAATATAGCTCTAGCTTATAAGCTCCGTAATCGCCAAATTTAATCTCCACCTCCCCGAAAGGATCGGCACTAAAGCTTTGCGTGCCGAGCTTAAAGCCGGCATGCGCGATAAGCGCACTATCTACGTCAAAATCACGCATCAGGCTAAAGGTATGGGTATAGCCTTTAGGATAAAACTTCGTAATCTCGTATTTATGCAAATGATCTATTTGCAAATTTTTATACTCCGCTTTTATATTTAGGGCGGAGGGGAGATCGCGAGCAGGGCATACGAAAAGATAGATATTGCTTTCATAAGCTACCTTTAGCGTTCCGCTTAAAGGGCCCTCGAAGCAAAGCACATTATCTTTATAGATATTGCCGCGCTGCTCTTGCGTCGTTTGCTCGCTAAATTGCAGCGGCGTTCCGTCAAGGCTTACAGCTATTAGTTTTTTAATAAAGCCCGTAAGCTTTACGCAGATATCCTCGCTCAGCTCAAACTCCTCCACCGCGCGATAATCCGCGAAAAAAGAGGCGTTAGGAGCGTTTAGGCTAATATCTTTCGCCTCCCAAGCGGGGGTTGCGAAAATTTTACCTACCGCGCGAAGTGGAGAGATTACGTAAACATCGCCATTTTCGTCGTCTTTATATCTTAAAACCTCCATCGGGGTTACCGGGTGGGGATCGGGATCGATTACTGCAGTAAGCCCGGCTTCGGAATAGATATCCTCGTTTTTATCATTAAAAGTTATCGTATCGATGTTTTGCGGTGCGCTAAGGCTAAGATTAAAATCTATTATATTATCCTCGTTAAACTCCATCACGGGCGTAGCATCACGAGCGATATAAAATCTATCGCTTATAAAAATCCCGCGATCGTTCGCCCAAAAGCTAAGCCCTATGCCCTCTAAAGCTCCGGCTATCGACGATGCATCCGAATACGAAAGCCCCGTTAGAGGCGTATCTTGCGGTGCATCGCAAAGAAAGCTTACTTTATCGCCAAGAGAGGCGAGATCTTTTAGGCTGGATATATTTTGCGGCAAACGAAGCGGGGTTTTAGCTACGAGCTTTTTAAAATTTGCATCTATGCTTAAAACCTCGCTCACCTCGAAAAGGCAATCTTTAAAATGCGAGCAGCTTATTAAAATTTCATCTATCGGGGCAGATAGAGAGGATGAGGCGATTTTCAAAGACGCCGTTGCTTGCAGCTCACCTTCTTCGCTGCAAATACTCAGCTCACTGATGCCACAAAGCTCGCTTTTTATGCCATCTCTGAAAGCAAAGACCTTAAAACCGTATTCTACTACCATTGCTCCACCCTTTTATAAATCAAAGAAGTGGGGCGGTAAGCTCTATTTCTCCAGCAAAAAGCAAGCGTTTTTGAGTGAATATCGGACTTTAAAATAAAGCTTCCCTCGATTTTAGAGCTATAAATTTTTGCCTTATACACGGCTAGTTTAAAGTCGTATTGCGCACTTCCTTTCTTATCGCCGTTGGTAGCTAGATAAAAATTCGCGACAACGCTATCTTGGCGAATGACCCCTTTTGGTATATATATCTCAGGTCTTATATCCGTATATCTTTCAATATAGCTCGTATATACGCGGTCTTGCGAGATTTCTACCTTATAGTTTAGATCCAACTTATGCATTACCGCTCCAATATGCCGCTATATAGTATCTAAGGCTAACGCCCTTTGAGACATCGGCAAAACGGCCTCGCCTAACGAGCTTAACGGCATGTCCCGCTTCGCTCGCCGTAGCTTTGTCCGCAACCAAAGGAAGTAGCTTAAAAGCAAACTCCCCCTTTTTGATATATGAGAGATCTTCCCCATCAGTAAATTTTACTTTGTTTCCCTCTATCCTATCTACCCGAAGGGGATTTTGCGAGCCGGAAAAAGCATAGCACTCACCAACGACAAGCGGCGCAGAGCCGCTTAGCGGGCTAAGCTCGAGTGCATCCTTGCCTTCGCCCGTAACCTCAAATATTTTCATATCAACGCCCCCGACGTTTAAGCCTAGATATTCGATATTGCGCTTATCATAAAGTAGCGTTACGTGCGGATAAAAGGTAGCGGCAAGATCCGTAATCTTTGCATAAATCGTCATTTCGTCGGTTTTAGTCGAGGGGGTAAAGATCGAAATTCTAGGACTTGGAAGTAATTTATCCCCTGTTCCCACTCTTTGCGTGCACTCTTTGTCCTTATAAAATTTAATTCCCGCCATTTTTGACTCCTTTATATTTTGATTTCTCGGGCTGGCTAGGAAGTGCCCCGCCGCTTTTGAAAATTTCACTTCTCAAAATTTTTAAACCTCTCTGAATTTAAGCGTCAGATAAAAGAGCGGTTCCGCGCTTTTAAAAAGCGGTTCGGCGCTTACTGCCGCATCGGTGTAATCAAATCTCGCGCGAATATCTCCCTCATCGGTCTGCAAGCGTAGCTCCGCGCCTGCAGAGCTTTCAGCCAAGGCGATCAGGGCGCCTACGCAGCTTTTGCTTTGCCATACGATCTCGTCGCTGGAAAACACGAGGGCTCTATTTTTACGCTCCCTCAAAAATACGATCTCAGCTCCGCTTATAGCGGTCTCGCTTGCCGCTGTTAGCGAATAATTTCTAAACTCGTCTTGTAAAAACAAAGGCTCGTCGAGCTTTACGTTTTCTACGGCTTTTAGTCTCATACTCCAGCTCCTTTTAAATATCTTTGAAGCGCCGCCGCGGTATCTTCGTCGGTTTGAGCTTTATAGCTCGCTCCGCCTAGATTGAAGTTTAAATTTATATTTTTAGCAGCAGCGGCATTCGGCTTTATAAACTCGGCGGCATAACCCTCTATGTTTAGACCCTGCTTCGCTCTGGATAATAGATCCTCAGCAAGAGCGCGAAAATTCGTAAAATAATCGTTTCCTTTGATCTTAAAAAATCCCGGATATTGCTTATTCCATGACCTAACGGCGTCGAGCCCGTTTCTAAAAAGCTTTTTGTCGATCATCGAATAGAATTTATCGGAGAGCCTATTGGCTAGCCTCCTGACGTCTGCGGAGCTTACGCTTATATCTATTTTTTGCATAAACTCGCTGTTTTGGCGAGCTAATACAAGTCCGCCGCTAGCGAAGCGGGCTAGCTTCTCTTTTGGGATCGCTCTAGCGTTTAGCTTCGCAAAAAATTTAGCGCCGTAGTAGTCCACGGCTCTGACGTTTTGGATAAACTCACCCCTGCTTAGTAGCGCAGGCACATCATCCCTGCCTGCGGTATCATGTCCGGCGATCTTGCCGCTATATCGCCTAAAAAGTTCCACCGCTCCGCCGCTAGCAAAAGCTGCGGCATTTGTGCCTTTAATTTTACCTCCGCCTATGGTTTTGACATGGATCGTATGAACCGATGATGTGGGCCTTTTAAGAGCCTCGATCGTCTTTTGCGCCGCCTTGGCGTCCGGATCGATCGTATGGATGCTTGAGCTTGGAGCTTGCAGGCTCTTTTTCACCTCCTGCGCCGCCGCGTCGTCCGCGGTTATTTTTATGCTAGCCCCTCCGTTCATTGCATCTTTAAGCTCGGCGATTTTGGTTTTTACCTCCTCAAATCCCTCAGCGCTAAAATCTATCTTACCCTCTGCAGCCCTCTGTTTTAGCGCGATTAGCTCGTTATAGAGCGCCTTTTCGCTCTGCAAGCTAGCCTCTACCGCTGCTTTTTCTGCGGCGATATTCGCCATCTTGACATCATGAGCGGCAAGATCAGCATTCTTTTGCATCTCGTTTGCGCTCAAGTTTAGCGCCAAAATTTCATTTACCGTATTCTTATAGTCTGAGGCTCTATTGATAGTTTGCGCGTTTTTGCCGCTTCCTAAGCTCTTTTGTGCGCCCAAGCTATCGTTGATTTTAGAGGCTTGATCGGCATAGCGCCTAAAGCTTTCCAAGTCTTTATTAT